AGTTTTACGTATGAGTTTACATTTTGTGACAAACAGATACGCATAACAAACCTGCATTTAATCCATTTTAAATAGCTATTTAATATTGCTATTTTTCAAACTCTACTCTATTAATATACCCACTTGAAGATAAATTATGCGTAACCCTTTTAATAGAATATTCTCCATCATCTTTGCCAAAGCCGGTTAAAGTTAAAATTCCACCAGCTCTGATTTCTTTTCCTGGAATACTTACATTTCCGGTTATGCTGCCTTTGTTTAACATTTCATAGTAACTTTTTGCTGTTTTGTAGGCTTCGGCTTCATTTTTAAAGCTATCTTGGATAATAAATTGTGGCTCTCCATTTCCGTATATTACCTCTTTTTGTTTGTTTTCTTTTGTATCGTGGTAAGTTACCCTAACAGAATTATAGATAGTTTTTGCGTTGTGTTTAATTGAATAGTTTATTACTTCTTTTATATCAATCGTAAATTTTGGAAGATTCTCATTTTCTTGTTTGGTTTTTATAAAGATTATTTTATTATTTTTGATATTAAATTGAGCGTTTAATTGTTTTGCGAGTCTTACTAATAAATTCAAATCACTCTCATCTGTTTGAGCTAAATGTTTAAAGGTAAAGTCAATATCACATTTATATTGCAAATTATTTTCTACTGCAATCTTTGCAATAATCTCACATACTTTGATATTTTCAAAGCTTCTGTTTTTTTTCTTTTTGAGTGAATTTGTAAAGTTTGTAGCGGTTGCTTTTATTGTTAGGTCTGATTGAGTTCTTGTAGTAGTCTGAATGATATAAATTCCATAATACTTATCTTGTATCCAAACTTTTAGCTCATCTCCATAATTTGGTCTTTTAAAATCGTTTCTAACTTTTATGGTTACTTCATCTGCACTTATACCGATTTCATCTATTAGGGATAGAGAGATAAGGTTTTTTTGTATAGTTTCGGTTACATCTTTATTGTTTGCAACGATTTTAAAATCTACCATAATGCTTTATCCTCACTTGAAGATTTTATTTCAATTTCTGGAAGATAAACTTTATCAAATGCGTCTAAAACAAGTTTGTTTAAAAGATGTGGATTTGCTTTTAAGACTTCATCAACTATATTTTTATCTAAAGTCTTATATTCACGATAGATTATCTGATCTAGCCTCTCACCTTGTGTTGCTACATATTCTCTCATTCATAAAACCTTTTAAGTTTAATAGAAAATTCCTGTTTAATTGCTCCGCCTTTTATAAAAATTTTTCTGCCTATATTTATTGAAGTTATAATAACTTTTATACTTCCTTGAATAGTTGTAAATCTAATAGGCTCTTTTTTTCTTGCAATCTGTTTTAAGCTCTCAAAAATATTATTGCTTTTTAAAAGATAGTATCCTTTTATCTCAAATTCAGTATTTTCTTTTTGAATATCTTGATAAAGTGGATTATTTGCTACTCTTTTAATTTCTGCAAATGGATAGTTTTCAATTTCATTTATGTTGCTTATCTCTTTTTCACTAAATGCAAAATCACCTAACTTACATAGTATCACTTAAAGCCCTTTCACGTCTATTCTCTTCAATCTCTTCTATTAGATGAGGGAGAATGACTTTTATTTTGTCAATTATTTCATTTGGATTTGCACCACTTACATTTATGTTGATGGTGTAGTTATGATTTGAATTTATAGAGTTAGAACTATTTTGAATAGATGAGTTTTGAATATTGGTAGTAGTTGAGTGGATTTGTTTTTGGGTGATAGCTTCTCTTGCACTTACTACTGGAACATTTACAGTAGCAACATTAGGAACACTAAATTTTGGAATTTTTATCTCTTTTTTTTCTTCTTTTTTGATATTTAGCTCTTCTTTATTATCTCCAAACCCAAAAAAGCTTTTTACTCTATTAGCTAAACTGCTAATCTGTTTAATTTTATTACTTATCCATCCAAATGTTGCATCCCAGCCTTTTTTTATGAAATTAATTAGAGAAGTAAAAACATTAGCAATAAAAGAGATAGGTGAGACAAAAAAACTCTTAATCGCTTCTATACCATTGCTAAAAACTCCCTTAATCCCATCCCATAAATTACTAAAAAAGTCTTTTATTTTATTCCAGTTATTTATAATTAATCCAATAGGAGAGTAAGCAAAAATAGTTTTAACTCCATCTACAGCAATGCTAAATAAGCTACCAAACCAACTACCAAGAGCCAAAAAGCCAGATTTTATACTCTCAATTGGACTTAAAATTAGATTTAATGCAAAAGTAATTACTTTAACTGCAGTAACAATAGGAAATGTAATAGTTTGAAAAATAGCTTTAAACACTTTTCCCATTGTAAAGCCAACCTTTTCTCCGGTTTTTGAGATCCCTTCAAGTTCTTTTTTAGTTTTATTTACTGGAGCAAAAAATGAGATAATTTTATCTATTACAAAAGAAAAAGCTTTTGCTATAAGCTTAACTCCAAAAACCAAAGGCGCAAAAATAACACTTAAAGGCTTAACTGCTTCAACAAGTCCTCCAAAAGTCTCTTTTAAAGGTGCAAATATTCCACTAACCCCAGCACTTATTCCTTTAAAAACCCCCTCAATAAAAACTGCAAAACCAGAAAAATTCTCTTTGATAAATCTCCAAATAGCATTTACTCCATCTTTAAACCAGCTAAATTTATTGTATAAAATTTTAAGCCCACCAATTACAAAGGTAATAAATAATAAAAATTTAGCAAAAGGATTAAGGGACATTACAAAATTAAGCACTTTTTGTGCAGTAGCAGTGCTAAGAATAGCGTTTCTTAAAGTGATAATCTTTGCATTAGAAGTCAAAATATTTGCTTTTAATAAATTAATTGCATTACTAAATATTAATATACCATTAAAAAACTTCATAACACCGCTTACTACAAAACTTGCCGCATACCCGACACCGCTTAAAACCAAACTAAATCCAATAAACCCTGCAACAACTCCACCAATCACACTCGCTAAGGTTTTATGATTTTCTATAAAAGAGTTTAATTTTTTACTCAATGTTGTTATACCGTCGGTTACTTCTTTTAAAAAAGGCAAAAATAGAGTAGAAAAAGAGATGCTAAGACCCTCAAGCGCACTTCCTAGGGCTTTGAAACTTCCAGCAACAGTATCATTTTGAGTTTTTGCTATTTTTTTAGCAGTTCCATCTGCATTAATTAGTGCTTTTTCGTATTCTCTTAGTTTTTCTATTGGAAGTTTTAGAAGTGCCGCTCCAGCACTCATAGCCTCCATCCCAAAAAGATCTTTTAGTATTGTTGCTTTTTGGGTATTGCTTAAGTGTTTAGTTTTTTGTTGTAGTTGTTCAAGGACCTTAAACATTCCAATAAAATTACCATTTGCATCTTTAATTTGAAGTCCAAGTTGCGTTATAACTTTTTTCGCTTCACTTGGTGGGCTTGCAAGCCTTGCATACATGCTTCTTAAAGCTGTTCCGGCTTCACTTCCTTGAATACCTACATCCCCTAACTTTGCAGCAAGTGCAGTTACCTCTTCAAGACTAGCTCCAAGCCCTGATGCAGCAGGAGCTACATATTTCATGGTCTCCCCAAGCATTCTGACATCTACATTAGCCGTAGTCATTGCTTTGGCAAGGACATCTGCTACGTGTGTAGTTTTATCTGCACTTATTCCAAATCCGCTTAAAATATTAGATGTAATGTCGGCAGTAGTTGCTAAATCTGTAGCTGAAGCAGCTGCAAGATCTAAAAGCCCCGGCATTGCTTTAGTAATTTGGTTTGTTTTAAATCCGGCCATTGCTAAAAACTGCATTCCACGAGCTGCTTCACTTGCGCTAAAGACTGTAGTGCTTCCAAGTTTTTTTGCTACTTCTTGTAATTTTTTAAACTCTTCCCCGGTAGCACCGCTTAGGGCTTTTACTTTCGCTATTTCATTTTCAAAATCAATTCCAACCTTAAAAGGCGCAACTATTGTTGTAGCAACGGCAACTTTATCTAAAAAATTACTTCTAAACTCCTTTCTAAAATTATCCATTTCTTTAGAGATATTTAAACTTACATTAATACCTTTTAAATTTCTTTTTAACTTATTAATTGTGTTATTTAGTCTAATAGCAGCTTTATTACTTT